ATACAACTACTCCAGAAGTATGTGTAGGAGTTTCAAACGGTGCATTTTACATCGATGGAACAACTTCAAAACCTACATGGTCAAATTCTGTAGCAGCGAGTCAGACTTTCGCAACAAACCCAAATACAGGTAACAGCAATGGTTGGGTATTCGTTAATGACAACCCGTTTCAAGAGTATATGGTAAGATCAGATGCAACAATGACATCATTGGCAACGTTTCAAGGTGACTGCTTAGTCATCAGAATGAATCAGAACAATGGTGGAGCTGGTGTATCAGGTCAGTCTACAGCTACTCTAAACTATTCAACATCAGACAATGATGGCTATATGTGGAAAATGATCCGTGTGGCAGAAGTGCCAGATCAGGAAGACGTAACAGCTGCTGGTTGTGATGTTGTTGTAGTTATGAATAACAGGGCTAATCAGTTCCTAAGAGACGTATAAGGAGAATAAAACATGGCAATATCACGAGCGCAGTTAGTTAAAGAGCTTGAACCAGGTTTGAATGCCTTATTTGGACTGGAATACAAGCGATACGAAAACCAACACGCTGAGATCTATAATATAGAATCTTCTGACAGAGCTTTCGAAGAGGAAGTTATGTTATCAGGATTCGGAAACGCACAAGTAAAAGGCGAAGGTGCCGGCATATCATACGATGATGCACAGGAAACCTTCACAGCTCGTTACACTCATGAGACAATTGCTCTAGCATTTGCTATCACTGAAGAAGCTATCGAAGATAACCTCTACGATAGACTAGCTTCTAGATACACAAAAGCTTTAGCGAGATCCATGGCGAACTCTAAACAAGTTAAAGCAGTGTCCCCACTAATCAACGGCCTTCCTTCAACGGATGCTTTTGATTCTGGAGATGGTGTTTCTTTGTTTAATACATCGCACACTACATTAGGTGGCTCATTTGCGAACACATTGGCTACGCAAGCTGACTTAAATGAAACTTCATTAGAACAATCTCTAATCGACATTGGAGAAATGACTGATGAACGTGGACTTTTAATCGCAGCTAAAGGCGTGAAAATGATTGTTCCACCTGAAAACCAATTTAATGCAGAGAGATTGATGAAATCTCAAGGTAGAACTGGAACAGCTGACAATGATATCAATGCAGTAAACAGCATGGGAATGATTCCTCAAGGATACAGAGTGAATAATTACCTAACTGATGCTGATTCTTGGTACATTATTACTGACGTTCCTAACGGCATGAAAATGTTCGTTAGAACTCCATTGAATACAGCAATGGAAGGCGATTTCGATACTGGAAACGTTAGATACAAAGCTAGAGAAAGATACTCATTTGGAGTATCTGACCCTAGAGGTATCTTTGGCGTTGAAGGTGCGTAATTAAGTAATTAAGATTTGAGGCGGAACACAATTCCGCCTCATTTCGACTATAAAGTAAGAAATTAGACTTATGAAAAACTTCAGAATTCAAATTCGATATTGTGGCTATTATGCTGACTTTAATATCAGTTGTAAGGATACAGCCATAGATATAGAAAATTCAATCCTTGACAAATTGGGAAAAAATGAGGTAAAGTTCGAATCTGATGGATTTACGAGGAAAGATCGTAAATGGATAACCTATGAGGAGGTTACTAATGATCCAAGACCTGTACAAACAAAAGAAGTCCTTGGAGTTAAGTTGGGAGCAAGAGTATAACGAAGCAGGAAAATATACTCTTAATATGGTCGAAATTGATGAGAAGGTAAAAAGTATCATCACTCAGATCAAATTAGAAGAAGCTCGATTAGATGATCTTAAAATTAAGATTGCTGATTCAAGGCCTGAAGTGTCTGTAGCCACTTAGATAAAACGCTACAATCTGAAATCAATTTCCGACTACAGTATCTCTTGCACTATGCGTTAATCTACGCTATATCTGAAGTACTATACAATTATTTAATGAATCTAGACGCGTATAGTCGACGGCCTAGAGACTAGATTCACAAACTAGGAGGATTATAATTATGGCAACAACATTGTTTAGAGGCCCAGTATTAGTCGGGAAGAAAAACGAAGCAGGAGTAACTGGATTCAATATAACACAGAAGGATTCAAGTTACACGGTCGTTATTTCTACTGATTCTGGAAAAACCTTTTTATCAAACACTACGGATGTAGTATTCACACTACCCGCAATTGCGATTGGGAATGTATTTACTTTTGTAAATACAGCAGCAGATGGTGGAAACAATCTGACTATCAGTCCTAATTCAAATGATGGTATTTTGTATTTAGGATCTTTGACAGACAACAAAGATGTTATTAATACTGCAAGTACATCAAAAGTGGGAGACTATGTTACCATTGCATCTTTGAACTCAACTGCCCATTGGACAGTTGTAGACGCTCAAGGTGTTTGGGCTAAGGAATCGTAAGATTTATAATTGTGAGCTCCTTCGGGGGCTCACAGAATAAGGAAAAAATATGGCAATAGGAAATGTAAGACAAACTATAGCGCTCACAGCAGATGGCCAAATGCAAAAATATGCAAGCGGTTCAGCAGTTAATATTACAAAAGCTAGAATCATGGCAGTACAAGCTCAAGCAACGGGAGCTGGAGGAAGTGTCAAAATTTATAATGAATCTGATAGTTCCAAAACTGCTTCTGCATTAGTATTTGAAGCTCAATGGGGAACTGCAGATAATTCTGATTTTTCTGTGAAAATTCCAGGAGACGGTATTTATTGTGATACTGGAATGTATGCTGATCTAACTAACTGTGATTTTTTAGTAGTTACTGGCGCATTTACGTAAGAGGTAGCTAATGGCGAATACTACTTCAGGTACGACTACTTTTGATAAGACGTACGCGATCGATGAGATCATCATGGATGCTTACGAACGACTTGGACTCGTAGGTAGCTCAGGTAATCAAATTCGTTCAGCTCGTAGATCATTAAATATTTTATTTCAAGAATGGGGCAATAGAGGACTTCATTATTGGGAAGTGGGTTCCACTAATGTTACATTAGTTGAAGGCCAAGCCGAATATACTTTTTATCGTTCTAGTGGGGATGGGACAAGTGCTCCATGTGTGGATGACACTAATACTGCAGATACATCAATTTATGGATTTGCTGATATTTCTCAATGTTCTTTTCGTCAATATAATAATAGTAGCGGCGGCACTCAAGCTGATACTACAATGACTAAAATTGATAGATCAACGTATGCAGGCTACGGAGATAAAAAAACTAAAAGTACCCCTTCTAATTTTTGGGTTCAAAGATTCATTGATAAAATTACACTAACTATTTATCCAACTGCAAGTTCATCAGCAGCTGGCTCAACTAACAAATTAAAACTTTTTTATACTAAACGAATTGAAGATGCAGGCGTCTTTACGAATGCAACTAATATACCTTATCGTTTTGTTCCTTGCATGACAGCAGGACTGGCTTTTTATTTAAGTCAAAAATTTGCTCCACAACGTTCACAAGAAATGAAACTCTTTTACGAAGATGAATTAGCACGAGCTTTAGCGGAGGATGGATCACCGTCGAGTACTTATATTACTCCTAAGACGTATTATCCAGCAATGACATAATGGCAAATTATTCACAAGGTAAATATGCAAAAATGATTTCAGACCGATCTGGTCTTGCATTTCCTTATAGGGAAATGGTTCAAGAGTGGACAGGTATGTGGGTACATAGTTCAGAATTCGAACCGAAACAACCACAACTAATGCCACGACCCGTGATCGGTGATCCGCAAGGATTGGCTCATTCAAAACCTTCACGTAAGGCTTTTGCTACAGCGGTTGCTTTAGATAATAATCCTTTTACTACAACTGGAAGTAGTGCTTCAGTTACAGTGAAATGTAAGAATCAACCTTTTTCCACTGATGATTATATTCGTTTTACGAATGTAGCTAATGCAGTTGGGGGAGTAGCTAAAGCTACTTTTGAATTATCAACTACTTTAAATGGAGCTATTACAGATAGTGCTACGAGTTTAGTGCTCGCTGATAGTTCTCAGTTTGTAGTTCCAGGTTATATTTGCATAGCGAAATTTACTAACGATGCTTCTTATGATGAAGGAAATGATGTTAGTGAAACTATTTACTATACAGCCAATAACACGGGTACTAATACATTATCAGGATTAACACGAGGAACAGCTGCTCCAATAAATGGAATAACACCTTTGGATACAACAGCAGGATCTCATAGTAGCGGAGCAAAAGTATATGGCTCTTATAAAATTACAAAACAAACAACAACCGAAACTATTGCATCTCCTCCAGGATCAGTTACAGTAAGTAATAGTTTTACATTTAGTTTAAAAAATGCTGCGTCCAGCACGGAAACAGGCGGAGGATTTTTCGCTTTCGGTGGACCAGTGAATGAGAGACCATAATGTCAGGAATTAGTTATACAACATTAGTAAGCATGATTAGAAGCTACACAGAAGTAGGAGATACAGTTCTTACTACAGCTGTTCTAGAAAATCTTATTTTAAATGCTCAACAAAGAATCATGATGGAGGTTCCTATTGATTCAGATAGAAAAGCTCAAACTGGAAGTTTAGTAGCTGGACAAACAACTATTAACTGTCCTGCTGGAGCTCTTTTTATTAGAGGAGTTCAAGTATATACCTCTACGTCTGCTGTAACCGGAGCTAATGAATGGCTCTTAAAAAGAGATCAAACTTTTTTACAAGAATATGTACCTTCCACTGAATCAGCTAAAAGGGGAAAACCTAAATACTACGCTATGTTTGGAGGAGCGACGGGATTATCAGATACTACATCAGGAAGAATAATGGTGGCTCCAGTTCCAGATGCAGCCTATATGTTTCAAATTCATTATAATTTGATGCCAGCAACTTTAGAATCAGATAATGAGACTAATTATATCAGTTTAAATTTCCCTCAAGGGTTATTATATGCCTGTTTAGCAGAGACTTATGGGTATTTAAAAGGTCCAATGGATATGTTGACACTTTACGAAAACAAGTATAAACAAGAGATAGAGAAATTTGCAGGAATGCAAATAGGTAGAAGACGAAGAGATGATTATACGGACGGAACAGTTCGTATACCGATCGAGTCTCCACCTCAATAATTAGGAGTAAACTATGGCAAATACATCAGCAGTTTGTACATCATTTAAAGTAGAACTTTTAAAAGGTGAACATAATTTCACTAACTCTACTGGTGATACTTTCAAAATTGCATTGTTTGATAGTGACGCAACTTTAGGAGCAGCAACTACAGGTTATTCAACATCTGAAGAAATTACAAATACGTCTGGAACAGCTTATACAGCTGGAGGTGCAGCGTTAACGAATGTGACGCCAACTTCAAGCTCAACAACAGCTTACACAGATTTTTCTGATGTGTCGTGGACTAGCGCATCTTTCACCGCGAACGCAGCTTTAATCTACAATACAACAACTGGAACAGGATCAGGAACTACTGATTCAGTTTGTGCTATTGCTTTTGGTGGAGATAAAACAGCAACTAGCGGAACTTTCACAATTCAATTCCCAACAGCTGACGCATCGAACGCTATACTAAGAATAGCTTAGGGGTCTCGTCATGGCTGATATAACTGTATCAGTAACAGGCGTACAGGCGATTGTTAATCCAACTCGCTGGAACGCTCAAAATACACCTTATGGAGAAGGTGCATGGAATACAGGAGGATTTACTACTAACGATGTAATTCCAGGTTGGGGTCACTTAGCTTGGGGTCGTGCTAATTGGGGCGATCTAGATATTTACGAAGAAGGTTGGGGAAGAAGCTCTTATGGTGAAGAACCATGGGGAGGCACTCATAATAAAAATGTTTCCATTACCGGATTATCAGTCACAGCAAGTTTAGGAACTGTAACATCAGTTATAGATGTTACTGTTCAACCAACTGGTTTAGAAGTCACATCAAGTTTAGGAACAGTCACACCAGTGACCGACGTCACTGTTGCACCAACTGGAGTATCTTCAACAGCATCGATCGGATCAGTAACAGTTGCTGATCAAGTAATGGGTCTAACAGGAGTTAGTGCAACTGCTTCTATTGGATCTGTAACAGTTGCAGATCAAGTTGTAGGTTTATCTTTAGATGAAATGACTGGAGGAATAGGTTCTGTTACTATTCCAAACGTAGGAGTTCCATTAACAGGAGTAGAAGCAACTGCTTCAATAGGAACACCACTTGTTCTTTCAGGAGTGGTGGTAGAGGTAACTGGTTTAAGTGCCACAATGTCACTTGGAACCATAACTCTTCCGAACGTAGGTATACCAGTAACTGGTTTTGAAATGACTTCTTCAGTAGGAGAGTTAAGTCCTGCTACAGTTACAGGAGTTACAATGTCCGCGATGACCGGTTCTATAGGATCCGTGGTCATTGAATCTAAATACCCAGTTACAGGAGTATCGGCTACAGCAAGTGTAGGATCATTAACAATAGCGGATCAAGTAGTAGGGTTTTCAATGGATGCTATGACAGCATCAGTTGGAACTCCAGGGATTATTGCATATGCGGATATTGACACAGGCTCAAATACGTCTTATAGTAATGTTTCAACGGGCTCGAATACATCATATTCAAGTGTTGCAACTGGATCAAATACCAGCTATACGGACGTAGACGGTAAAGCAGCTTAGGAGAATAAAATATGGCATCGACATATACAAATTTAGGTGTAGAAAAAATGGCTACTGGCGAGAATGCCGGTACATGGGGAACGAAAACTAATACAAACTTAGAAATTCTAGAACAAATAGCAGGTGGCTATATAGCTCAATCTATTGCAGGTGGAGCTGGAACAACAACATTAAGTGTATCTGATGGTTCAACGGGTGCAGCAATGGCTACTAAAGTCATTGACCTTACAGGTACAATTACAGGAAACAGAATTGTAACCATTCCTGACGGAACGGAAATGCAATATGTTATTAAAAATTCTACGAGCGGTGCTTATACCGTTCAAATTAAAGGAGCGTCTGATTCAGGCTCTGGATATACTTTCGCAGCAACTAAGAAAACAACAGCTCTCATCTATATGGATGGGTCTGATGTTAATGAAATTACTACTGGTGGAGATGTCGTTGATGATACTTCTCCTCAATTAGGTGGTGACTTAGATGTTAATGGATATGATATTACTTCAGCTTCAAACGCTGATGTAGATATTGCTCCTAATGGAACAGGAAACGTTGTTCTTAAAACAGATTTAGTAAGTATTGGAGGAGGATCTGAAGTCGGTCATGTTTCTTCTAATGGTGCTTACGATTTAAAATTAGATACAAATTCAAGTACGAACTCTAGTAACCTTACAATTACGGATGCAGCTAATGGAGATATAACGATGAATGCAAATGGTACAGGATCATTTGTACTTCAGGGAAATTCTTCACGCGGTGGAAAACTAAAAATTTACGAAGACACGGATCTGGGAACTAATTTTGCAAGTTTTACTACTGGTACTTTATCGGAAGATACTGCTTACACATTACCAACGGCACTTCCCTCTACTTCGGGAGATGTTCTTGCTTCTACAGATGCAGGGGTTATGTCATGGACAACAATTTCTGGTGGTCAATCATGGCAAGCTGTTAAAACAAGTGGTTTTACAGCAGCAGCGGGTGAAGGTTATTTTTGTAATACTACTTCAGGTGCATTCACAGCAACATTACCAGGTTCAGCATCTATTGGAGATGAAATTAATTTTATCGATTACGCAGGAACTTTTGACACATATAATTTAACAATAGGAAGGAATTCACATAAAATTCAAGGCAGCGCTGCCGATTTGACAGTAGCTGTGGAGAGAGCAGGCTTTGCATTGGTTTATGTTGACTCAACACAAGGCTGGCTATTAAAGGATAAATAATAATGGCTGACTATAAAGGCATACAGGGTTTTAATATACAATCCCGAGATGGCGATCCCGATAATCCAATTGTCGGAGATATGTATTATGATACAGCCTCAGGACAATTTAAAGTTGTTAAAGCTGGAGGTGCTCCTGCTGGAACGTGGGCTAGTGGTGGATCTATGAATACTGCCAGATATGCTACTACAGGTGCTGGAATACAAACCGCCGCTTTTATGGCTGGTGGTACAACTGGACCGGCAAATCCAACTGCAAATGAACAATACAATGGTTCAAGTTGGAGCGAAGAAGGAGATATAAATACCGCTCGTTACGAAATGGCAAATGCAGGAACAACAACTGCTGGTTTAGCTTTTGGAGGCAATGCACCTCCTGACAATAATTATACGGAAAGCTGGAATGGTTCAGCATGGACTGAAGTAAATGATTTAAATACAGGGAGATCCTATCTAGGTCGCGCTGGAACTCAAACAGCTGCACTGGCGATTGCTGGTTATAATCCCGGTTCTACATATATAGCCAATACAGAAAGTTTTAATGGAACAAGTTGGAGTGAAACAGGAGATTTAGCTACAGCAACAAATACTATAATGTGTGGGGGCATAACCACTTCTGCATTTGCAGCAGGGGGACGTGCTGGCCCATCAGTGACAGCTGTATCACAAACTTTTGATGGTTCATCTTGGACTACAGGTAATAGTATAAATACGGCACGAAGATATGGAGGAGGAGATGCGGTTCCTGGAGCTTCAACAGCTCTAATTTTTGGTGGAACAACAAATGCAGCCTCTGATAATGTTGCCAGTACAGAGGCTTTTGATGGGACGTCCTGGACAGAAGTTGCAGATCTTGCTGCGGCTAAAGGAGGAACTGTAGGAGGGGGTGGTACTAATACTTCAGGTTTAGCTTTTGGAGGATTTAATCCGTCAAGTACGGCACTCGCTACAACAGAAGAATGGACTGCCAATGACTATCAAATTAAAACGGTGACAACGAGTTAATAATGATTTATAAAATAAGAAAAGGAGGAAACAACTATGGCGTATAAATACTGTACAGCGACGAACTGGGGAAAAAACTTCTTCACTCACGAAGAGAGAAGACAGTTTCACCTTTCAGGTCATGCTGGTGAAGTATGGGTTGTAGGCGATAATCTCTACGGTGATCAATGGATCAATAAAGTAGCAGGTGCTATCAAAAGTAAAGTAGAAGCACAAGCTATTCTTGATGGTGAAATCGAAGCGGCACAAGTGGCTTACGATGCATTATCAGCTGAAGAGCAAGCCGCAAACTCAAGACCAGTTAAATATAATCTGCCATAGGAGTCCTTTATGGCAAATTACAAAGATATAAAAGGTTTTCACGTTCAAAGCTTAAGCACAGATCCTGCTACTTCACAAACAGCGGGGGGATCTTGGGCTAGCGGTGGAGCTTTAAATACTGCTAGATTTAGCGTCGATGTTTATCAAGCAGGTACACAGACCGCTGCGATGGCTACGGGAGGATATGATCCCCCTTCAGGTTCGATAGCACTTAACGAAACTTATAATGGTTCTTCATGGACTGAAGTTGGAGACTTACCAGTAGGTAAGTCTAATGGAATGGGTTGTGGTACTACAACAGCTGCTTTTACGGGTTTTGGTTTGACAACAACAAATGTCAATACTACTGAGACTTATAATGGTAGCACATGGACAAGTGCCAATGCGGGCAGTACTGCTCGGAGACATGGTGGTCAGTTTGGAGCAGCAACTCAAGGAATTGCAGCCAGTGGATTTATCTCTCCAGGGCCTAGATCTCCAGCTGTGGAATCTTGGGATGGAACGAATTGGACGGAAGTTTCAGAAATGAATTCTCCACGAGACTCAAGTGCAGGTTTAGGAGTTTCTAATACATTAGGTTTTATTTGCGGTGGAAATACTCCAACGGTTGTAGCGAATGTTGAATCATGGGATGGAAGTTCATGGACTGAAACTACAGATATGAATAACGCTTTATCAGGCAGAGTTGGCATAGGCCCAACGACAACAGGAATGTGCGTCGGGGGCGGAGAAACCGATCCTACTTATACTGGAAAAACAGAATATTATGATGGTTCTACTTGGACTGAAGTTGGAGACTTAACTTCTGGAAGAGCAAGATCAGGTGGTGCAGGATCAACGACTGCAGGTATTGTTTTTGGTGGATATAACCCCGGTACTGTGGCTACTACTGAAGAATGGGATGCACCTGCCGTATTTTCAAAAACGAATCAAGGACAAGTTTTTTATAATTCAACAGCAGACGCTTTTAAAGTTAGCGAGCAACCTGTACCTGGTGGTACTTGGTCTAGCGGTGCAAGCTTAGGAACAGCAAAAAGAAATATGGGAGGAGCAGGAACTTCTAATGATTCTGCAATAATTTTTGGAGGATACTCTACAACTGCTTTAACAAATACAGAATCATACAATGGCTCAGCTTGGACTGAACTTAATGATTTAAATGCTGTACACGTTGCAATGGCTGGTTTTGGAACACAAACAGCAGCAATCGCTGGAGGAGGAGAGCCTCCACCTAATGGATTGAGTATTACAGAATCTTGGAATGGAACTTCTTGGACTGAAGTTAATGATATGAATACAGCTAGACGAAACACAGCTGCTTTTGGTGTCAGCACATCAGGAATGGCTGCAGGGGGTTATAGTGGACCTCCAGGTTTTTCTCCAATTACAGCAAAAGTAGAATCTTGGGATGGAACAAGTTGGACTGAAGTTAATGATTTAAATTTGGCTAGAAGGCAATTTGGAGGTTCTGGAACAAGTAATACTGACGGAGTTGTTTTTGGCGGACACGTTGACCCCGCTGTAAAAAATGAAACAGAGGTTTGGAACGGAACGAGTTGGACAGAAGTCAATAATTTAAATACAGCAAGAGCAGAAATTTCAGGATCAGGTTCAAATAGCTCTGGTGCCCTAGCTTTTGCAGGGGACACTGATCCAGGTTATAAAACTGAAACCGAATCTTGGAATGGAACAAGTTGGACTGAAGTCAATGATCTTTCAACTGGAAGATATATAGATACATCATTTACTGGTTCTAGTAATGTTTCAGCCATAGCTTCTGGTGGTTATAATGGGTCTAATCAAACTACAGTAGAAGAATTTACAGCACCAGAAACAAACAAAACAATTACGGTGAGTTAATATGGCAAATTATAGAGACATAAAAGGATTTACAATTCAATCACTAAGCAGTGACCCGGTTCCTAATGTAGGATCATGGGCTAGTGGTGGAGCTATGAATACAGCTAGATCATCTGGATCTTCTTCTTCAGGTGGAGGTGCAGATTCAGGATTAATAGCTGGTGGAACTAGCACAGCTCACACCAATATTACTGAAACATACAATGGAACTGCTTGGACAGAAGTAGGAGATTTAAATACTGCAAGAGAATCAATAAATGGAGGAGCAGGAACAACAACTGCTGCTTTAACTTTTGGTGGAAAAACACCAGGAGGGGTTTCAGCCTTAACAGAATCTTGGAATGGCTCCGCTTGGACTGAAGTTAATGATTTAAATAATGCAACAAAAGAAAATCCTGGAACAGGAACAAACACAGCAGCTATTAGAGCTGGAGGTACAGCACCTGGAGGAAATGTTTATAATTATGTTGAAACTTGGAATGGTTCTTCATGGACTGAAACAACGGAAATGAATCAAACAAGAGGAGCTGGATCTTGTACAGGAATAACTACTGCTGCATTATTAGTAGGTGGTTCAAACAATAATCCAACTTATTATGCAAACGCAGAATTATGGAATGGTTCTTCATGGACTGAAAAAGATGATCTTAATGCAGCTACATCATTATTAGGTGAAACCGGAACTTCAACTGATGCATTAGCATTTGGTGGACTTAGTCCATCTGTGACTGCGGTTACAGAAGCATATAATGGTACTACTTGGAGTCCAGTAAATAGTATGTCAACAGCTCGTTATGGCCTGGGAAATTCAGGAGCTGCTGGAAACTCTGCAGTAGCAGGAGGAGGCTATACAACAGCTAATGTAACGAGCACAGAAGAATGGTCTTTCCCACCTGTTACAGCTTCAATTTTAATTGAAGGAGACATGTGGTATAATTCAAGTTCAAAAGAGTTAAAAGCTTATGGAACCGCGGCTGGAGTACCAGCAGGTGCTTGGGCTAGTGGTGGAGCTTTAAACACATCTAGAGGACAAGCAGGACCCTCTGGAGTAAGTCAAAATTCAGCTATGGTTTCTGCGGGTAGAGACGTAGGTCCTACGACGGCAGGAACAGATAAGTGTGAGCAATACGATGGTAGTTCTTGGACTGAAGTTAATGAGACTAATACTGCAAGAAGTGCTTTAACTGGAGCGGGAACACAAACTGCAAATTTTATAGCTGGAGGAAGACAAGGACCACCTAGTGGACTGAATGAAACTGAACTTTGGAATGGATCCGCTTGGACGGAAGTAAATAATTTAAACACGGGTAGAGCTTATTTAACAGGTGGTGGAACTTCAACTTCAGGTATAGTTGCAGCAGGTGGACCACCGAATACAGCAAAAACAGAAACTTGGGACGGAACTTCTTGGACAGAAGAAAACGATCTAAACACAGCTAAATCTTATAGAAGTTTCTTTGGAGGATCAGCTTCACAAACAGCATCAGTTTGTGTTGGAGGAGAAAATCCACAGGTAGATATTAGTGAAACTTGGAATGGAAGTTCTTGGAGTGAAGGTAATAATTTAAATACTGCTCGAGGTGCTAGTGGTGGTTCTGGAACATCAACTAATGGTATGATTTTTGGAGGTCAATATGATTCTGGATACTATGCTAAGACAGAAGTTTACAACGGCACGTCGTATACTGAAATTGGAGATTTATCGACAGTTAATGGATATACTGTTCCAGCGAATAATTCAGGGAATTTACTGGCTCTTGCAGCTGGAGGATTTACTCCAAGTGTAACGACAGCAACAGAAGAATTTGTAGTGTCCGCAGCAATATCTACAGTCACAACTTCATAATTGATCTAGATCAAGAGATTATCTCTTGTGTTTATATTTAGAAAGATGTAAAAGGAGAACAGAATGAATAAAGAAAAACGTAATATTGTTGCAAAGCTAGAAACTGAGTCGAAGTACTTAACTAAAATCTTAGATAAACAAGATGTCGTTCAGTTTAAAAAACTTATTCCTGAACTTCAAGATACTTGGATGAAGAAACAAATGTTTCGTACAGAAACAGAGATGAGATTTTCTGTCTTATCTGATAATAAATATCCAACGAAAGCTGCTAAGTATTGGCAATCGGTTCGAGAACAAAATACTCACTTTGAAAACCTAGTTCATTTATCTTTTGAGGCTAGAAAAAATGATGTGGAAATTGAAAAATTACAAAGAGATATTAAGAAAGAAAAAGACCCGTTAGATAAAAAAATGAAACAAGTAGAGTTAGAAGAAAAATTATACCATAAAGCTCAAATGGAATTGGTAGCTAAACATAGAATGAGAGAAGTCGCTACTTGGTCTAAACTTAAAAAAGAATTTCATGACAATTCTTTTGATGATAAAGATGTGAACACGCACCAAGCTAATTCTTATTTATTAAGATTACACGAACAAAAGAAAACTATTACCCCTGGTACATCCCAACCCGAAGTGTTTAATGTATTAGGACAATTAGAATCTTTAGAAAAAAATATTCAAGAAAAGAAATTATCTCTTGATAGTAAAGCTCCCAAGCAAATCAAAAGGAAATAACGATGGATTTTGACTTTGTATACTTTGGTCAAACCTGTCTTAAATACAAAGCACCGGTCGACGTGTTTGCGGGTCTCACAGAAATTTACGAAAAAAGAAAAAAAGAACTACCTAAAGCCAATAAACAATTGGTAGGTAAAATCCAAGATGAAGTGTCTCTTCATTACAGCGGGCCTAATAGTCAAAAAATGCATCAACATAATTTTTTACCAACCGATTTACTACAATGGTTTTATAATACTTTTAAACATTATTTAGATTGGAATAAAATTGCCGAATATAAAATGGACATTAACTCTATTTGGGTTAACGAAATGAAAGCTGGAGAATACAATCCTATTCATATCCATCAAGGAAAACTATATACAGGTCTTTCTTCGGTTATGATTATGAAACTTCCATCTGATTATGGTGTAGAATACTCAGCAGAAGAAAAACCCATGAATGGAAGACTTCAAATTTCTGGAGCAGCTGCTGGTCAGTTTGCTAAAAGTGATTATTCACCCAATGTTAAACTAGGTGATTTTTATGTATTTCCCTATGATATGAGACATTGTGTTTACCCTTGGAATGGGAACAAAGAAAAAAGAAGAACCTTAGTTTGTAATGTAGATGTAGACTATAATCCTGTTACTTCAAGAACAGCTGGAGAAGTGGGTAGAGACTAATGCTGTTTGAACCCAAATGGAAATCATACATGGCAATAACTACTGAGCCTATGTTTACGCCTAAACAATGTCAGATGATTATTGATAAAGGGCGTTCATTAAAACCTGAAACCGCACAAGTAGGTGGAGGAGTTCCGGGTGGGAAAACGGATACAAAAAAACGAGTTACTACTATTAGTTGGATTCCCTTTAAAGAGATGCCAGATATGTACAAGCAAATAGAAACTCAAATGTTAAAAGTGAATGGTAATCATTTTGGTTTTGATGGGGTGCGGCTTACTGAACCCGCACAATTTACGGAATATCCTAAGGGAGGTTTTTATGATTGGCATATGGATTCAGATACTAATTTTGTCCACGAACCAACTGTTAGAAAAGTATCAATGACTTGTTTACTTTCTGATCCTTCGATATTTAAAGGAGGAGAGCTAGAGTTTATGGATAAAGGTAAAAGCATTAATAATTTAAAACAAGGGCAAGCTATTTTCTTTGCCTCTTTCTTAAGACATCGTGTAGCTCCTGTTAAAAAAGGAGTTAGACATTCTTTAGTGATGTGGTTTGGAGGACCCCCTTTAAGATAATGCTTAAAAGAGATTTAATGTGGCCCACGCCTCTTTACTTTAAAGATTTTCCAGATTCTAAAAATTTAAATAAACATCTTTTTAAATTTATTAAAGCGTGGTCTAAGAAAAGTGCTGGTTTAGAAAAAACTAATTCGGGTGGAGGATGGCACAGCTCAACAGATATGAATTTTAAAAAAGAATATAAACTTTTATGTAATCATTTATTTATAATGATGGAAGGGATTTTTAAAGATTATGGCATGCAACCTAAAGTAGCATTAGGGAATATGTGGGCTAATATTAATCCACTGCACGCTTATAACAAATACCATATTCATCCTAATTCAGATTTTTCAGGAGTATATTATGTACAAGTTCCTAAAGATTCAGGAAATCTTTGGTTAGAAGATCCAAGACCTGGAGCCAATATTCAATTACCCAAAAGAGTAAAAAATCTTCCACGACCATTATGGAGGGTGATTAAAATTCCTCCATTAGAAGGACGATGTGTCATATTCCCTGCATGGGTTCCTCATGGGGTAGAAGAAAATAATACTAAAGCCAAAGGAGACAAGAGTTTAAGAGTCTCTGTATCTTTTAACTTTATTCAGAGAGACCAGGATGAAGTTTCAAAAGGATAAATATCAAATTATAAGAAAAGCTATCTCTAAAGAAGTAGCTGAGATTGGTTATAGATATTTACAAATCTCTGCAGAGGCAGATCACTGGATGCTACAAAACGGCGCTACCCATGAAAACAATCCTTTAATAGGAAACTTTAAAGATTCTCAAGTTCCAAATTCTTATGCTAAATATAGTGATAGACTTATGGAAACATTATTAATTAAAACCATTGATGTTATGCAAAAGAAAACAGGGCTTAAATTAGTGCCTACTTATTCTTATACAAGATTATATCGAACCGGTAATATTTTACAGAGGCACAAAGATAGACCAAGTTGTGAAATATCAACAACACTTAATCTAGGGGGAGACCCATGGCCTATATTTATAGACCCTACTGGAAGTAATAATGTTATTGATGAACATAAGGGAGTTCATAAACCAGATGCCCCTCCAGGCATTTCTTATACATTAAGTCCTGGTGATATGATCATTTATTCAGGGTGTGAATTAGAGCATTGGAGAGAACCTTTCCAAGGGAAACTCTGTGGTCAAGTCTTTCTTCATTATAATCATGCTAATGGTCCTTTTGCAAAGACCAATTTATATGATAAACGCCCTATTCTCGGTATACCTAAACTAGGTTGATATCTATAAAAATATAGTATATTTGTATCATAAACGGAATTTTGTATGCTACAAAAGATAGGATTTTTACCCGGTTTCAATAAACAAGTTACCCCAACCACAGCTGAAGGGCAGTGGATTGCAGGTGATAACGTTCGCTTTAGGTATTCTACACCTGAAAAAATTGGAGGGTGGGCTCAATTAGGAGAGGATTATCTAACAGGAGCCGCTCGATCTCTCCACCATTTCGTGGATAATTCAGCCATTAAGTACTCAGCTATTGGGACCAATCGAATTTTATATGTTTATACTGGTGGTATCTTCTATGATATTCACCCCATTAAAACGACAAGTACTTTAACAAGTGCTTTCTCAACTACGAATGGATCGAAGTCAGTTAAAATTACATTAAGCTCTACGGTTGGATACAACGCAGGAGATATTATTCTTCTAGATAATTTTTCAGCTATTACTAATTCAGATTATGATGCAGACGATTTCAATGATATAAAATTTATGATTACAAGTATTGTAAGTTCAACTCAAATTGAAATTACAATGGCTGCCGCGGAGAGCGGATCAGGAGCTACGACTTCTGGAGGTATTAGACTTCAACATTATTATCCTGTAGGACCTGCACAACAACTCGGAGGTTTGGGTTGGGGCATTGGTCAATTTAGTGGAACGGTTTCAGGAGAAACCACAACAACTTTAAATGGAGCTTTAGGAGATAATATATATGGAACTGGAGGATCAGGAACTTCAATTACCTTAACTGACGCTTCTGCTTTTCCTGATTCAGGAACTTCTTATATTCAAGTAGGCACCGAAGAAATTTCATACACTGGAGTTTCAGGAAATGATTTAACTGGTATTACCAGAGCCGTTAGAAACACTACTCGTGCGGCTCACTCAGATGGAGCAACTGTAACGAACACAACCGATTATGTAGGTTGGGGTTCAGCGGCTTCTGGAGACTATGTGATTGCGCCAGGTATGTGGACACTCGATAACTATGGTTCTAAATTGATTGCTTTAATTACCGACAGTGCATGTTTCGAATGGGATGCAGATGCTTCTAATCCGACGGCTACAAGAGCTACTATTATTTCTAATGCCCCTACCGCTTCAAGAGATGTCCTTGTTTCTACACCCGATCGACACTTAGTATTCTTTGGAACAGAAACAACGATTGGTACTACAAGTACTCAAGATAACATGTTTATACGCTTTTCTTCTCAAGAAGATATTACAGATTATACACCTACCGCAATTAATACGGCAGGTACACAAAGACTAGCCGATGGTTCTAAAATCATGGGAGCCTTAAGGGGTCGTGATGCCATTTATATCTGGACCGATACAGCCATGTTTACCATGCGTTTTGTAGGTGCTCCATTTACATTTGCTTTTGAACAATCCGGAACGAACTGTGGATTGATCGGTAAGAATGCTAGAGTAGAAGTTGATGGTGCTTCTTACTGGATGTCTGAAAATGGTTTCTTTAGATACTCTGGTAAACTAGAATCCATGGACTGTTTAGTGGAAGACTATGTTTACGATAGTATTAATACGACTTCAAACCAACTCATTAATGCAGGATTAAATAATCTCTTTGGAGAAATTATATGGTTTTATTGTAGTAGTGGATCCAACGTGGTAGATCGAATGGTTTGTTTTAACTATATTGATTCTTCCTCTCAACGAGGAATATGGACCACAGGAAGTTTAAACAGAACTGCATGGGAGGACTCCGCAGTCTTTGGTAAGCCTCATGCCACTTATTATAATATTGATGGAACACAGGCTTC